GGCGTCCTCTCCCCCCGTCGCGCTGACCCCATCGCACGCGCGTACGGGGCATGATCCCGGCGTGATGGGTCGATGAACGCGCGAAAACGCCCCCCTGTGGCTCTCAGGGGGGCGTTTGGCGTTTCTGCCGGCTACTTCGCCGGCTGGTATTCGATTGTCACGGTCACTTCGGAGTCTTCGCGGGCTTCGCCGGCGGCGCGTATGCGTTCCGCGTGTAGTTCGGCGGCTTCGCGCGAGCTGTAGGCGTCTCTGCCCCGGATTCCGCTTGGGGACCATTCGTAGATCACTTTCCAGGGCCGGCGTTCGCCGCGTTTCGCCATGTCTGTCGGTCCTCTCAGAGCGCCATGCTGTCGAGCTTGGCGGCGGTGTCGTGCCGGTCGAGGATGCGGGCGATCCGGCCTAGTTCGGCGCGAAGCGTCTCCGGGTCGACGTCGTGATTCCGGGCTGTCTGAACGAATCCCTTCACGAGAAAGTCGCCCCCGGTCGCGTCCACGTTGTTCAGCAGGTTGCGGGAGTGCTCGGCGGCGAAGCGGCGGGTGTCGGCGGCGATCTGGCGGTCCTGGTCCTCACGGGCGAGGGCGGCGGCGGCGTGGGCGGCGGTGGTGTTGTTCATGTCGAAGACGTTAGGCCCTTATCGGGGGTAAGTCAAACGGAAGGGGCCGGCATGTCGGCTTATGTGTGGGACGGCAATTCGTACCGGGGCGTGACGGACTTCGCTGTCGGCGCGACCGCGATCCAGTCCGTTCATGTCGGAATGGCAGACGGCGAGTACCGCGAGCTGTGGCGGCGCTACTCGCTCGCGAATCTGCTTGTGTTCTCGGAGCCGGGCGAATACTCGCTACTGGTCGAACCGTGGATGCGCTTCGTGGACCTCGGGCTGATCGGTGGCGGTGGCGGCGGTGGCGGTCACGCCGCGAACAATCTCAGTGCGGGGCAGGGTGGCTACGCGGCACAGTGGGCCGCTGGCACGGCTTCGCTGGCGGACATGATCGGCGGAGTGCTGACGATCGTGGTCGGGGCCGGCGGTGCCGGGAACAACACGAACGGCGGGGCCGGCTTCGACGGCGGCGGGAGCTTCGTCTACGGGGGGACGGTCGGGCTTTGGTCGGACGGCGGGCTAGGTGGTCGCGGCAGTGCCAGCGGCAACAGCGCGAACGGTGAGTCGTCTCAGCCGGTCCAGTTCGGGGAGCTGGTGTTACCCGGAGCCGCCGGCGGAAGTGGCGGCAGTGCCAGTCGATCGAATCCAGGCGGGTCGCCGGGTGCCGGCGGCGAAGCTGGACGCGGCGGACTGATTAACGGGCGCTCGGACGGCGCTGTCGGCGGCGACGGGCGGGTCATCATCCTTCCGCGTAGCTACTGAGAAACGACGAACGCCCCGACCGTGTGGCCGGGGCGTTCAGGTGGTCGGGATCAGTCGAAGTGGGCGAAGAGTTCGTCCAGGTCCATCGCGGCGAAGCGGGCGGCTTCGGCAGCGCCGGCGGCGTGCTCGGCGGCTTCGCGGGCTTCGATCGCCTCACGGTCGCGGGAGTCGGTGACGAGAGCGAAGGTGTGGGACATGCGGGCGTCGTGGATGCGGGCGGCGCGGGCGCGGCGGGCGGTGGTGTTGTTCATGTCTATGACTATAGACCCTTAACGGGGGTACGTCAACACGTCGGATCGAATGGACATGCCCCCGGTACGGGTGTATAGTGAAGGCATGGCAAACGCATTCGTCGAAACCGTCAAAGCGACCTACGCTGATCTGAAGGCGGTCCAGGACGCGAACGTCGAAGCGTGGGCTGTGGGCTATGAAGCCGACGAAGCGCTGTACTACTCGGAAGTGGAGCCGCGCGTCACTTACAAGGACGTCCTGATCGCGGTCGCTCGCGAGTGGCGCGCCCGTAAGGCTGAAGCTCGCGCGGAAGCGGAATACTGGGAAGCGCGCGAGCGCGAGCACTTCGCCCCGCTGGCCGATCCGGCTGTGGCCGAAGCTGATCCGGCTACGGCGGTCTTCCGTACCCGCAACGGCGCGCGTATGGCGGCGCTGTTGGCGGCTCGCGCGGTCGCTCGCGGCGTCCAGCTGGTGGCGGTCGTCCGCGCCGGGTTGACCGTGCTCCGTTACGGGGGTAAGGTCATGGGCATGACGACGACGAAGCTCACTGTGACGAAGTACGAAGACGCGGAAGGCGACGGGCGCTGCCAACAGTGCGGGCGCGAGGGGCTTCGCTGGCTCGCGGTGCTGTCGGACGGCTCGCGGTGCGGGGTCGAGTGCGCGAAGGCTGTCGTGGGATTCAAGCCGGCTCCGAAGGCGTACCGCTGGATCGCCGGCTGTGAGGTCGTGGCGGAGTGGCGCGAGTGTGGCGCGACGTTCGTTCTGTACCGGGACGGCGCGGTGGGCCGGCTCGCGATGAACGGTTCGCTGATGACGGTCGCCGGCTTCGATGCGGTCCGCCGGCAGGCTGTCGAGCGCCACGGGCTGGCCGTGTGATGCGGGCCAGCTACCGCCGCGCCGGCCAGCGCTGGGAAGGCGTGATCCGCGACGACGCCGGGAAGGTCGTCCAGGCGTGCGGGCATGTCCATCGCAACCGTGACGACGGGAATGCCACGTGGGGCCGGTCGGCTCGCGAGTGTGCGGCGTTCATGCTCGCGGATCGGCTCGGGATCACCTACGGCGAAGTCCGGGGCTGGACATGACGCCCATAAGGGGGTAAGGTTCTAGACATGAGCAACACGGAAACCCTGACACTGACCGGCATTACTCGCGGGCACGGAATGTGCGCGTGCTGTGGGCGGACCCTCGGACGCGTCTTCCAGCTGTCGGACGGTAACGAGTACGGGCGTAAGTGCGCGGCGAAGCTGACCGGCTTCCAGGTCACGGACCAGGCGGTCCGGGCGGCGGTCATGGCGGCGCGTAACGCGGCGGCGGCGGCGGAGCTTTGCGCGTACTCGGAGCTGTTCGCCGGCAAGTGGGGCGCGGGCGACCGGGACGCCCATCCGGTCGCATGGGACGCGCTGATCGCGTACCGCGACGGACGGTCGGACGCGGAAGACGCAATCGAGTACATGCGGGAGCTGATCGCGACGGGCGTCTACGCGGACGCCTGATCGGCTCGGAGACAACAGAAAACAGAGAAACCCGGCACCCGGAAGGGGCCGGGTTTTTTCGTGCCATGAAGGGGCAATCATGCGGGTATTTTCAATCGTTCTGGCCGGCGTTCTCGCGCTGTCCGGGATCAGCTTCGCGGCGTCCGGGCCGGCGTCCGCCGGCGGCTGTCCATCGTTCGCGACGTTCGCGGTCGGCGGGACCGGCGATCCGGAGTCGACTCACGTTCCGCGAGTGCCGGCGGGCTGGCGGCAGAACATCGCGTACCCGGCAGACGTGTTCGCCGGCGACCAGTCGCGAGCGGTCGCGCGGGATCGGCTTAGCCGGGCGGCTCGGGGACTCCGCGCCGCGTGCCCCGCAACCCACATACACGTCGTCGGCTACTCGCTCGGAGCTTCGGCGGCGTCCGTGGTCGTGGACTACTGGCAGCGCGATCCCGTGATGAGCCGGCAGACGTCGGCGACGTTCGTGGGCAACCCACGACGTCCGATCGGCCCGTCCGGGTGGGGCGGAATCGAAACGGTCGGACTGCCCCACATTTCCGGCGTGTACACGTGGGCCGGCGCTCGGCACGGCGGGCCGATCCCGATTGTGGAGGTCTGTAATCCGGGCGAAGACATTATCTGTTCGGCTCCGGCTCCGTTGCACCGCGACCTAGCCGGCGCGTGGGGCGCGCTGTACGGCTACGGGACGGGCCGGCACCTGTACTAAACAGTGCCGGACCGTGATTCGCGAGACTGGCCGCGTAATGGCAATCGGTGAAGGGGAACTAGTGGGCGCGCTGACGGTCGCTTTGGAAGAGTCGCTGGCTCGAATGTCCTGGACGAAGGACGCGGATAAAGCGGCGATCGCGCTCGCTCGGGCATACGCGAAACAGATTGACGACGTACTGGACGGGGAGTTCGAGAAGAGCTGCCCCGACTGTGGCACGAAGGTCGGGCTGGACGGCTCGCAAATCACGAAAGCGCTGTACCTCGGACCGCACCTACTGAACGCGCTCCGGGCGCTCGGCGCTACGCCCGAAGGCCGGGCCGGACTGGACGTATCGGAACAGGTGAAGGGGGCGCTTAGTGGAATCCGCAATCGACGCGCCGCCGGCGGGGGCGCAAAGTAGCGACAGCCGGGACGCGGCGCTGGACGATCCTTCGTTGCTGGCGGTCGACCTTCGGGACGACGCCGGCGTACTGAAGGGGATCGCGACGCCGCGAATCTTCACGCCGCCGCGCCGCGAGCTGACGCCGGAAACGTCGCTCGGATTCGAGTGCATCGAGTTCGCTCGCGACGTCCTCGGGATCGAGCTGTTTCCGTGGCAACAGTGGTTACTGATCCACGCGCTGGAATTGAACGACGACGGTACCTTCCGCTTCCGGAAGGTCGTCGTTCTGGTCGCGCGACAACAGGGCAAGACGACCCTGTTCAAAGTGTGGGCGCTGTGGCGGCTGTACGCGGACGACGCGGAAGCCGTCATGGGTACGGCTCAGGACTTGTCGACCGCTGAGAAGACGATGAGTCAGACGCTCGCGCTAGCGGATTCGGTGCCGGACCTGAAGGCCGGCATAGCGCAACGATCGAACGTGAACGGAAGTAAGTTCTTCCGGCTCGCGAACGATCCCGAACACGGCTTCGCCGGCGGCGAATACATCGTGAAGGCGGCGACCGGCGGCGGCGGTCGCGGCAGTTCGATCGAACTGGTCTTCATGGACGAGCTTCGCGAGCACAAGAACCACCTGTCCTATTCGGCGGTCTCGAAGACCACGAACGCGATCCCACGCGCCCAAGTTGTGATGATGAGCAACGCCGGCGACGAATCGTCCGTGGTGCTGAACCAGCTACAGGACGCCGCTCGCGCGAAGATCGTTGCGGGGCAGACGGACGACACTCAGACGGGACTATTCGAGTGGTCCGCGCCGGACGGTTGCAACGTGTGGGATCGGCGCGGGTGGGCGCAGGCTAACCCGTCATGCGGCCACGGGACGATCAGCGAAAAGATCATCGCCGGCGACTGTGAAGCGGACCCGGAGCCGGTATTCCGGACCGAAGTGCTCTGCCAGCGCGTGAAACAGCTGGAACGGTCGCTCTTCGAGACGGAGGACGGCGAAGACACGTGGGCCGGGTGTGCGGTCGAGCTGGACGCCGCCGGCGACTTCGTGACGGTGCTACCGGACCGCGACCTGGACGTGGGAATCGAGGTATCCCATAACCGTTCCCACGCTTCGATCGTGGTCGCGCAACGCGTGGCCGGCGGACAAGCCGCTGTCGAGGTCGTGGCGCGGCGCGTGGGGACCGATTGGGTCATCCCGTGGCTGACGGACCCGAAGCGTGTCGGAATGTTCCGGCGCGTGGCGGTCCAGGCGAAGGGATCGCCGGCGTCATCGCTACTGGACGACTTGCACCGCGTGAACGCCGCGAAGGTCGACGCCGACCGGGACGCGGGGCGCGTTCCTGAACCTCACTTCGACGTAGTGGAGTGGGGCGGCGGCGATCTGGCGAAGGCACACGGACAGTTCTTCGATCTGGTGACGAACGATCCAGGCGCGAAGTTCATACACATGAATCAGCCGATTCTGAATCAGGCGGCGGCGACCGCGAAGACGAAGCTACTCGGGGCGTCGTTCGTCTTCGATCTGGCGAAGTCGCCGGAAGACGTCGCGCCGCTGATCGCCGCCGTGGCGGCTGTCTGGCTGTTGACACAGGGCGTGGAAGCGCCGAAACAATCCGCGTACGACGACGACGACGCGGAACTGATGGTATTGGAGTGACCCGCATGGGGCTAGCATCATGGCTTGGCTTCCGCCCGGCTTACATTCCGTCACAGGCGGTCACAAGTAAACCGATCTTCGAGTTTCTGGCGGCGGAAACGCTCGGGAAGACTCCGGAACAGCTGTGGCGGGAACAGCCGTACCTTCGTACGGTCGTGACGTTTCTGGCGCGGAACATCGCACAGCTCGGGCTTCACACATACCGGCACGGGGCGGACGACAGCCGCGACCGTGTTCGTAACGGCGTCGTCGCCGGCACGCTGAAGCGCCCGAACGATCAGGACACGACGTACGAAATGGTCTTCGGACTGGTCGCCGATCTGGCGCTGTACGACGAAGCGTATTTGATGGTCCTCGGCAACCCGAAGCGCGCGACCGGGTGGGAGCTTCGCCGCGTCCCGCCGCGATGGGTTACCGGCGTGGGCGAGCGGACCGCGTTCACGGTTAGCGGCTATCAGGTCATGTTCCCGGACGCGACTCAGCCGCTGATGGTGCCGGCGGAAAACATGATCCACTTTCACGGCTGGAATCCGGACGACCCGCTGGCCGGCGTGACTCCTATCGAAGCGCTGAAGTCGACGCTTGTCGAGCAGATTCACGCGCAAACCTTCCGGGATCAGCTGTGGCGCAACGGTGGCCGCGTGGGCGCGTACCTGACGCGTCCGAAAGACGCGCCGGCGTGGTCCAACTCGGGTCGCCGGCGCTTCATGGAAGGCTGGCGCGCCGCGTACACGGGCAACGGGAAAAAGGTCGGCGGCGTCCCGGTACTCGAAGACGGAATGGAGCTGAAGCGGGTCGGCTTCAGCGCGAAGGACGAAGATTACGTCGAAGGGTCGAAGCTGGCGCTGACGACCGTGGCGTCCGTCTATCACGTCAACCCGACCATGCTCGGGCTACTGGACAACGCGAACTATTCCAACGTGAAAGAGTTCCGCAAAGGTCTTTACGGGGACACGCTCGGGCCGATCATTTCCATGATCGAAGCGCGGCTGAATGCGTTCCTACTGCCGGCGCTCGGAGCCGACGAAGACGAGTACGTGGAGTTCAATATCCGCGAGAAGCTGGAAGGCGACTTCGCCGAACAGGGTAACCAGCTGTACCAGGCCGCCGGCGGACCGTACATGACGCGCAACGAAGTTCGCGCACGACAGAACCTTCCGCGTCTGGACGGAGCGGACGAGCTTATCGTCCCGCTGAACCTCGGGAAGCCGGGCGATCAGGGCGACGAAGCGGAAGTGCAACAGCCGGACGCGGAGCCGGCAGAGGATGAGGGCGAGGCAGCATGAAGACGAAGGCAATCGAGCTGGCCGGCGTGAAGGCCGGCCCGGACGACGGACTCGCGGACGGCGAGTTCATCGGCTACGCGAGCGTGTTCGGGAACAAAGACAGCTACGGCGACGTCGTGGAGCCGGGCGCGTTCACGGAGACGCTGAAGGCGTGGGACGAGTCCGGCCAGCTGATCCCGCTCTATTGGGCGCACAACACGAGCGATCCCGACTACAACGTGGGCCACGTCGTGAAGGCCGAACAGGACGAAGTGGGGCTGAAGGTTCACGTGAAGATCGACCTGGATTCGCCGAAGGGGCCGCAGGTCTACCGGCTGGTGAAGGGCCGGCGCGTGGGGCAAATGTCGTTCATGTACGAAGTCGAAGAGGGCGAATACGTGACGCCCATCGGCTCGGACGGCGCGAAGTCCTACGAAGACGCGTACTACTCGCTGAAGCGGCTGAAGGTCCACGAAGTGAGCGTGGTCCAGGTCGGGGCGAATCAGTCGACGGAGATTACCGCCGTGAAAGAGCTGGCGGACTCGCTGGCCGCAAAAGCGGGCCGAACGCTGTCGAGCAAGAATGAGGATGCGTTACGCGGGGCGATCGGGGCGGTGGAATCCGCTCTGGCAGAACTGAAGTCCATTCTTCCCGACGAGGACGCGGACGAAGACGAGAACGACGAAGACGACGACGATGCCAGCGGTAAGGCTTCGGCGGCTGTCCGTTCCGGTGATCCGGAGCCAGCAGCGGCGAAGACGAGTCCGTCCGTTTCTGTCGCGTCCGCACGGCTGAAGGTGCTCGCTCTGAAGCGCTGACAACAGCCACCAAGTTCGTAAACCCGGCCCCCACAAGGGGGCCGGGTTTTTTCATGCCCAAATCGGGCTGACACAAGGGGATTCAATGAACCTGAAGGATCAGCGTTCCGCCGTTCTGGCGAAGGCGCAGGCAATCGTGGACAGCGCCGCCGGCGCGGAGCTGACCGAAGAGAAGTCGGCGGAGCTGGACGGCTTCGTCGCTGAGATCGAGGCGCTGGACGCCCGTATCGAGCGCGCACAGAAGGACGCCGGCCTACTGGACGCCGTGAAGTCGTTCGGCGCGAAGTCCGGCGTGTCGGAGGTCGAGAAGCCGGCGGCTGACAAGCCGGCGAAGTCGATCGGCGAACACTTCGTGAAGTCGCTCGGCGACAACTTCCACGAGCGGATCGAACGCGGCGTGAAGGCGTTCAGCGCCCCGGAGTTCATTCCGTCGAAGGCCGCGAGCGACCTTCAGATGGTGCCGGGTTCGACTCAGTACGCGCTGGATCAGCTGGTCGACGTCGACCTGAACATTCAGCGCGAGAAGCGGAATCGTCTGGTCGTCGCCGATCTGATGGGCAAGGCACCTATCAACGGGACCACGATCCGCTACTACCTGGAAGGCGAGTTCGAGGGCGACTTCACGACCGTTGCGGAAGGCGCGCTGAAGCCGCAGGTTCACGTGGCGGAGCCGACTCCGGTCGAAGACAGCGTGAAGAAGATCGCCGCGTGGATCGGCTTCACGGACGAGATTCTGGAAGACATGCCCCGGTGGGTGGCGGAGATCAACAACCGTCTCCTGTACAAGCTGTCCGTGTTCGAGGAAGCTCAGCTGTTGCGCGGCAACGGTACCGGCACCAACCTTCGCGGCATTCTGAACCGTGTGGGCATCCAGGCGGAGGCTTCGGCGGACCCGAAGGACAACGCGGACGCGATCTTCCGCGCCATGACCAAGATCGAGACGGCTACTGATTACATGGCGGACGGTCTGGTCATCCATCCGCTGGACTACGAGCGATTCCGTCTGTCGAAGGACGCGAACGAGCAGTATTACGGCGGCGGCTACTTCACGGGCCAGTACGGCAACGGCGGCGTTCTCGAAAAGCCGGCGCTGTGGGGCCTTCGTACCGTCGTGTCGCCGGTCGCGGAGGTCGGGAAGCCGATCGTGGCGAACTGGGGTCAGGCGATGACCCTGTACCGCAAGGGCGGCGTTCGTGTCGAGTCCACGATCAGCGACCAGGACGACTTCGTGAAGAACCGTGTGAAGACTCGCGTGGAAGAGCGGATCGGTCTCGCGGTCCGACAGCCGAAGGCGGTCGTTCAGGTCACCCTGTCGGACGGTTCCGACGACGAGTGACGCGGTGATCCCGTAACGGGGTCCATTCCATGAGCGGGGGGCAGGCTTAGCGGTCTGCCCCCCGCTTTCGTCGTTTCAACACAAAGGGATTCAGCATGAAGTGGTATCGGGTGAGCAAGGACGGCATGGACTACACGTTCCAGCTGGACGACGAAGCGGTGGAGTCGGGTCGCTATCCCGGCGCGGAGCCGATCGAGGACAGCAAGCCGGCGAAGCGGGCGGCTCGCGGCGGCGGCAAGGGTCGCGGCTCGCGGACGAAGGCTGTCGACGTCGTGAAGGACGCCGGCGAGGACCAGGACGCCGGCGAGGACGCCGGCAAGAGTGAGGGAGACGCCTAAGTGACTCCCACGGGCGCGGACCTGTCTCTGTTCACTCAGGGGCAGGTTCCGGCAGGGCCGGCGGCGGACAAACTGGTCGCCGGCGCGCTGAAGGCTGTTCAGGCGTATTGCGGCTGGCACGTCATCGGCGAGCGGACGGAAGTGCTGACCCTGGACGGCTCCGGGCATCAGCGAATGCAGCTGCCTTCCACGTACGTCACGAACATTGCGCGGATCACGGAAGACGGCGAAGAGCTGCCGGCGTCCGCGTACCGCTGGCAGCGTGACGGGCTGATCCGGAAGCGGGTCGGCGTGTGGCTGGACGAGTACGCGGCTGTGGAAGTCGAGCTGACACACGGCTATGCGGACGCGGAGGACGTGGCCGGCGTCGTGCTGGCGGTCGCGGCGCGTGAGGCGACGAATCCGCTGGCGCTGTCGTCACAGACGGTCGGCGGAATGTCGTTCAGTCACGGCGTGGCCGGCGGCGGCTTCATGGCGGACGAGTACGCGAAGCTGGACCCGTATCGCGCGGTGGTGGACGGGTGAACCTCGGGTACACGACAAAGATCGCGATTGTGAAGCCGGCGAAGGTGGTCGACCGCTACAACAGCGAGCGCTTCGAGTACGACCCGGACAAGGGGGCGACCGTGGTCGACGTCGTTCCGCTGGTGTCGGTTCAGCCGGCGAGCCAGACGGAAAGCGCGGACTTCCGAACGATGGTGACGACCGGGTGGCGGCTGATCGGCCCGCCGGGCGTGGACCTTCCGCTGTCGCCGGTCGACCGTGTTCGGTTCGCGGGGCGTGAAGTGATGGTGGACGGCGAAGTCGCGCGGTGGCCTCACCCGGTGAAGCCGGGCGGCGTCCATCACGTCGAAGCGATGCTGTCGGAGGTTACCGGGTGAGCCGGCTAACTCCGGAGAAGTGGCGAAAGGTCGCCGGCAGCAAAGCCGTTCAGGCGCAAACGCAATCGGTCGCGAGACGGATCGCGGCACGGGCGCAAGCGCTAAACAACGCTGAAGGCGGGACGGCAACAATCAGTGTTGTATCCGGCGTTCGCCCCAAGGGCCGCGCGTTCACGAACGTTGTTTCTGACAGGCCGGACGAAGAGCACGGGACAGACAAAACGGCGCGGCGTGCTGTGTTGCGGCGAGCCGCGAACGGAGGGTGAAACACATGGGCATGTACAGACGGACCTTCGCGGTACCGCACAAAGGGCAGCACGTCGGCGACGTCGTGGAGCTGTCGGACGACGAGGCGAATCCGCTCCTAGCGTTCGGTCGGATTGTCCGCGTGGACGAATCGCCGGCGGTCTCGGCACCGAAGGCACCGAAGCCGGCCACGAAGCCGGCAGCGGTGAAGGCAGACGCCGCCGGCGGCGATGCCTGAACTTGACCCGCTCGCGGAGCTGGTCGCGCTGATCGGCTCCGGCGGCGACTGGCACGTGTGCCACGAACTGCCGGAGAAGGTCGAGACGCGCCTACCTGTCGTCCAGGTGCTCGGGTTACCGGGACAGACGACCTTCGAGGCGTGGGGCGGGCGGACGCTCGGGCGGGAAGTCCCCTTCGACGTCTACGCGCTCGCGGCCACGGTCGAGGAAGCCGGCGACATTGCTCGCGCGGTCGCCGATCATGTCGAGGGCGTCCACGGTCGACTGTCGCTGACGGTCCGCACGACTCCGCATGAAGTCGCGGAGTTCAATCCACGCGTGAAGCGGTATCTGTTCACGGTGGCCGCGAGCTACAGGCGGTAGCTCACATTCAATCCAGACAGCGCCCTACCGGGCTAATCCGGTAGGGCGCTTTCGCATACGCAAGGGGCAACACATGGCATACGAAGAGGACGCCGCGCGGATCGGTGTTACCGGCGCGCTCCGCGTCGGTCCGATCGGTTCGACCTTCCCGGAGGCGATGGGCGCGTGGGCAACGCCGTTCGTGGACCTCGGCTATATCAGCGCGGACGGGATCACGGAGTCCCGCGACGAGGACGTGGAAGCGTTCACGCCGTGGCAGCGCAAGTCGCCGATTCGTCGTGAGAAGACTCGCGAGGAAGTCACCTTCAAGACGGTTCTGTGGGAGTCCAACTTCCATACCCTGTCGCTGTACTACGGCGTGGGGCTGGATCGCTGGACTACCGTTCCGGCGGCTGGCGGGAAGCCGGCTGTTCATTCGTTCGCGGAGGGCGACGACAATCCGCGCGACGTTCGGGCGTTCGGTATCGACATGGTGGACGGCGTGTACGCGCGCCGCGCCATGATCCCGTACGGCGAGGTCACGGAGCGCGGGGACATTGTGTACCAGCGTGCCTCCATCATCGCGTACGAAGTCACGATCACGGCTTACGTGGGTCCTGACGGCGTATCGGTCGTCCGTGAGTTTCAGGAAGGTTGGGACGTTCCCGAACTTCCCGCCGGCGGTAACTGATCTACCGGCTTTAGGCCGGCTTCCGCCCCGTCCGTCCGCGTAATCGCAACGGGCGGGGCGTTTCTGGACGGACAGCGTGTTTCTGGTGGGTTCGCGCTGTCCGTTCATTAACCCACCACAACCTACCAGGACAAGGATGTTCCAATGACTGCATATGACCTCGGTGAGATTGTCGAGCAGAAGCGCGAAGCTGTCGGCTCTGAGATGGTCGAGTTCGTCTGGAAGGGTGAGACTTTCGCTGTTCCTCACCCGCTCTTCGTGGATGACGAGTTCAAGGAGGACCTGACGCTCGCTGAGACTGACGTCGATCTGGCGATCCAGTACCTCGGGGACGAGCAGTACGACAAGTTCCGCGAGCTCGGCGGCAAGTCGGCGTTCGTCATCATGTTTCTGGAACGGGTCGCTAAGGACTCGCGCGATCAGGACAACGACGGAAACCCTACTCGGTCGTCTCGCTCCTCGGCCCGTGCGCTGAAGCGACGGAAGCAGCACTAGACAACGCGTATCCCGGACTCTGTGATCCAGAGTCCGGGACTGGCGTTGTGGCGCGGTACTTCCGGGGCGAGATAACGCTACGGAAGCTCCGGGTACTGATCCAGAATCTTCCGCCCGTGAACGCCCGTTCCGCCGCGCTGAATGATGGCGTGTGGTGGTCGGACGTTCACGCGTTGCTGAATCTGATTGAGTACCGGCTACGCGAGACGACAGCCGCGACTTACGAAGCGGCGGCGGGCAAGCCGGGCAAGCGCCCGAAGTACAACCCGAAGCCGTGGAAGAAGCCGGAAGGCACGATCGGCGACACGAATGGACGTACGCCACAGCAGGTTATGGCGTGGCTTGATTCTCTGGCTCCCCCGAAGGGCTGAACTACTGACTGATTAGCAGGTGATCGCATGGCCGACGAGGATGCCGTATGGGTTCCCGTACTAGCGGACATGAGCAAGTTCGCTCGGTCTTTCGAGGGAGGCACGAAGAAAGCTGCCGCTGACGGCGCGCAACAGATGGGCAAGGCCGGCGAGAAAGCCGGCACAGCGTACGCGGACGGACTCGCGAAGGCGGGGAAGAAAGTTGAGCGCGCTTCAGCTGTCCTCGGGCGCGCTCGGGATCGCGAAGCTGACGCCGCCGGCAAGGTCCGGGTGGCGGAGGCACAGCTACAGACGCTCCGGGACAAGGGCGTCACGGACGCGGGCCGGCTGGCCGCTGCCGAAGAGAAGGTGAACGCGGCGAAGCGGAAGAACGAGTCGGCGGCGCGCGCTTCGAGCAACGCGGAGAAGAATCTAGCTTCGGCACAGCGCGAGCAGGCGGACGCGTCCGCGAAGGCCGCGAAGTCGAATCAGGAAGCGTCCGATTCGATTACGGTCATGGGCGACAGCGCGGACGATTCGTCGGGCCGACTGAAGGCGTTCGGCGCGCTGACGGTCGCGGCGGCGGCTGGTGCCGGCGCGGCACTGTTCGCGCTCGGCTCGGACTTCACGAACATGAAGAACACGATTCGTGTCGGGACGGGCGCGACTGGCGAAGCGCTGACCGGCATGGTCGACGTTGCGAAGAACCTCGGGTCTCAGGTGCCGGCGTCGTTCGATGAAATCGGATCGACTGTCGCGGACCTGAATACGCGCCTTGGACTGACGGGCGAGCCGCTGGAACGGCTGTCGCGACAGTTTCTAGAGCTGAAGAACATGGGCATTGATGCGGACATTAACACTGTCTCGCAGGCGTTCTCGGGCTTCGGCGTCCAGGGCGCGGAAACGGAAGTCGCGCTGGACGAGCTGTTCCGCGTCTCGCAGGCGACCGGCTTGTCCGTGAATGAACTGGCGCAGTCCGCCGTGAAGGCTGGGCCACAGCTTCGACAGTTCGGCTTCGGGCTGGCGGAGTCGGCGGCGCTGGCCGGCCAGCTGGACAAGTCCGGCATGGACGCGGACAAGACGCTCGCGGGCATGAGTAAAGCGCTGGTGCAGTTCGCGAAGGACGGCAAGGACCCGCAACAGGCGTTGTTCGGGACCATTGTCGAGATCGAAAAGTTCGTGGAGGCGGGTAACAGTGTCGCCGCGATCGACCTAGCCGGCGGACTGTTCGGCACACGCGGCGCGGCACAGTTCGTGGACGCGGTGAAGTCCGGAACTATGTCGGTGGACGACTTCGTATCGGCCACGGGCGCAACGTCAGACACGATCATGGGCGTTGCTGACGAGACGCGTACGTTCTCGGAACAGTGGCAAATGTTCAAAAACGACGTCATGGCGCAGCTAGAACCGATCGCTACGCGCGTTTTCGGCGTCATCACGAACGGCATGTCCTGGCTGAAGGACAACGGCGTGCCGGCGCTCCGGGACTTCGCGGGCTGGCTGTCGGAGAACAAGACGACGTTAGGCGTTGTGGCCGGCGTGATTACGGCGACCCTGATGCCGGCGCTTGCTGTCATGGTCGTTGCGTGGACTAAGGCGAAGATTGAAGCCGCGAAGTCCGCCGCGATGCAGCTCGCTTCGAGCTACAAAGTGGTCGCGGGTTGGGTCGCTTCGGGCGCGAGCGCTACCGCTTCGGCGGCGGTGCAGGGCGCGGCGTGGCTGGCGGCGCAGGCGGGCGCTGTCGCGGCAGCGGTGAAGACGGCGGCGTACGGCGTGGCGATGGGCGTCGTTCGCGGTGCGACGATCGCATGGACGGCGGCACAGTGGCTTTTGAACGTGGCGCTGAACGCGAATCCGATCAGCCTGATTGTCATTGGAATTGCGGCCCTTATCGCGATCGTGGTTCTGATCGCCACGAAGACGACGTGGTTTCAGACAGCGTGGAAGGCGGTCTGGAACGCCGTTAAGGCGGCGTGGGATTGGGTGTGGAACGCGCTTAAAACTGGATTCAATGCGTTCATTGGATTCTTCACCACGACTATCCCGAATGCCGTCGGCGCGGCGAAGGATTGGGTGGTCCAGAAGTGGAATGAGCTGGTCGCGCGGCTGTCGGCGGCGGTCGAGATTCTGAAGGGACGGCTGGGGCAGTTCGTGTCGTTCTTCACGGAGACGATTCCGAATGCTGTTGGTGCGGCGAAGGATTGGGTTATCGAGAAGTTCGGCCAGCTGGTCGACTGGCTCGGTGGTCTGCCGGGGCGGGTCGCCGAAAAGCTGTCGGGTCTGTGGGATGGTCTGAAGAACGGTTTTCGGGACGCGATCAACTTCATCATTGACGGGTGGAACAACTTCCGACTTAACTTCGACTTCACCATTCCGATCATCGACAAAAAGGTGTCTTTCACGATCGACACTCCGAACCTGCCGCGTCTGGCGACTGGCGGCGTTGCGGGGCGCGATGGTGACGGGATGCTGTATGGGCCGGGCACCGGGACGTCGGATTCGATTCTGGGAGTGGACACGCGGGGCATTCCGACCGCGATGGTGTCGGCTGGTGAGTTCGTCGTTAACGCGGCGTCCACGCGGCGCTTCCTGCCGTTGCTGAAGGCGCTGAACGCCGGCGAGCTTCCGGGCTACGCGGACGGCGGTCTGGTGTCGGCGAGCGACCTTGTGGAGTTCGCGAAGGGTGTCGAAGGTAAGCCGTACGACTGGGGCGGCGTCAATTGGGGCGATTGCTCGGGAGCTGTTTCGGCACTTGCGAATTACGCGACCGGTCGCGATCCGTTTGGGTCTCGCTTCGCTACGGCGAGCGAGGGCGACGAGCTGGCCGCTCGCGGGTTCAAGCCGGGGCTTGGGCCGGCGGGATCGCTGAACATTGGCTGGCTCAATGGCGGTCCGGGCGGGGGCCACACTTCGGCCACGCTGCCCAATGGCGTCAATTTCGAGATGGGCGGCGCTCGCGGTGATGGGCAGTACGGCGGCGGCGCTGCCGGCGCGGACGATCCTCAGTACACGGATCACATGCACCTTCCGCCGGAGCACTTCGGCGGGTTGGACGCCGGCGCTCCGACCACGGGCGGCGGTACCAGCTCGGGAGCGCTCACGTCGTCCAGCTCGGGCGGGTCGTCCGGAGGGGCGAACATCGGCGGCGGTACGTCGTCGTTCGGCAACTCTGGCGGACAGTCGGCTTTCAACAGCGCGAAGGACGCCCGGAAGGCCGGCGTGACGCCCGTGTGGGTCGAGAACTGGCCGGGCAGCTCTTCGGGTGCCGGGGCGACGGATTCGGGCGTTTCCGGGGCCACGGGGGCAGCTACGTCCTCGGCGGCGTCCTCGGGTGCGGTCACGTCTTCGGGCGAGGCTCCGAAGGTCGAGCCGGTGAAGGTCGGCGATCCGTTCGTGAAGTTCGCGACGGGCGTCGACATGAACACGGTCCGGGACGCGCAGGCGGCGAAGGACCCGTGGAAGCCGGCGGACGCCGGTCGCTGGTTCGAGGACCCGCAAGCGTCCGCGCTGGACGCGCTCTTCGAGGTTCTGGGAATGAGTGACGTCGTGAAGGCGGACGACATTCTGCCGTCTATGGAGTCGCGTTACGGCGTGGCCGGTCCGGATCACTCCGCGCCGGTACAGCGCCCGGCGGACGACGGCGGCAGTGGTGCGGCTCCGACTCAGGTGGTCGGGACGGTCGTTCACGGCGACGTGAATGTGACGGATTACGACGAGTTCCGCTCTCGGCAGGAGAAAGACGAGAAGCGGGCGATGGCAAAGGCGGGCATGTGATGGAACGTGTACGAGTGTTCTGGATCGGCCCGAATCGCGGTCGCGTGTGGGACTTGGAATCCGGAAGCGCCGGGGTCGTGCTGGACGGTGGAGTTACCGGCCAGCACTTCCCGGAGTTCACTCAGGTTGCGGCCACGCCGGCGCGTAAGGCTGGCCGCACCTACCGCACCACGCGTTATGACGCGCGGCGCGTGGGGTTGAAGGTTCTAGTGGGTGATCCCGTGTGGGCGAAGCGGATTCGTTACGGGGCGCAGTGGCGCGACCTAGACGACGAGTGGAATAGCTCGCTGTCTGAAGAGGCCGAAGGGCGACTGTGTTTCGTGACGAATCACGGCTACCGCTGGCTGGACTGCCGGGTCGATTCGGCGACTGATCCAGCGCCGGCGACGGAGCCGGGCAAGGTCGGCATGATCCGATACGAATACGAGCTGGTGAGCGATGACGCGTTCTATTCCGGGTTCGCGCAACCGTATTCAGTCCTCGGCGACGGGAAGACGTCGGGACTGGTCCACAACTTGGGCCAGTACCCGGCTTATCCCGTGGTGACCTTCCGGGGGCCGGGACGGTTCACGTTCGGCATGGGCGATCGGAAGACGACGCTACCGGAGCTGTTCTCTGGTGAGTCGCTGACGATCGACACGGACCCGGACGTCCTGACGGTGAAGGACCAGAACGGGCGTAGCCGGCGTCCGGAGCTGCCACGCGGACACGATCTGTCGTTCCAGGTGCCGGCGAATGAGTCTGTCGAAATGTGGGCGTCCGTGGTGAGCGGGACGCCGGGTTCTCGGGTCACGGCGACCATTTCGCCGAAGTATCGAAGGGCATGGTGACGGTATGACGTGTGCCCCGCTGTTGGGCATCACGTACTACGATCACGACTACAACGAACAGGGAACGATCGGCGACTACCTGACCGCAGAGGTCGAGTGGAAGCGGAACGACGTCGGCGGCGGAACGCTTGTGCTACCAAGCGATTCGCCCCACGTCGCCCGGCTGTCGGAGTGTGCTCCGACGAAGGATCGACCCTATGGCGACGTTGTACCCGTCACGGTGAAGTACCGGGGCGAACGGTGGTCGGGGCGTGTGCTCACGTACGACAACGAAGGTGTTCCAGGGGACAAGACCTTCACGTGTAATCTGGTGTCGGACTGGTACCACATGCGGGCGTTGCTCGCGTACCCGAATCCGTTGTTACCGTTGCTTGTTCAGTGGCCGCAGAATGACCCATTTGTGGGTCCGATTGATGCGGCGATCAAGTATTACGTGTTCAAAAACATTGCGCGGACACAGCTTCCGATCGAAGTTCTGTGGCCGGACGGTAAGAACGTGTTTCGGCCGAAGACGTGGGCGAACTTCATGGCTCGCATGGCACCTATGGACGAGTTGTTCCGCGATGCGCTGAAGGACACTGACGCGAATGTCACGCTGTCGCTGTGGCTTCCGGGTGACCCGCAACCTTCGCCGGCGACTCATAACCTGAAGCGTCCGTGCATCGTCCTGGACGTGAACGACAATCGGGACCGCCGGTATGTGAAGTGGAGCGACAAGCGCGGCGGCGGTATCGCAAAGTCGAAGGTGTCCGGCAAGGGCCAGACGGCGGCTCACGTGATCGTCGGCGGCAAGTCCTACGACTTCGTGAACGACCTCATATCCACGGGCGCGAACGCGATCATAAACGGCGCGCTGACGTACTTCGGACTGGCCGGCGTGGGCAACATCATCACGGACCAGCTGGACGACGTGTTCATGGCATTCAACAGGTTTGACCATTGGCAAACAGTCCTGACACACGGTCGGTTTTACTTCAGGGAGGGTTACCAGAACGGCGGAGCCGGCGGGTTCACGGCGGACGCCCTTCAGGCCGGCACACAGGGAATCTACGAACACAAGGCGCGACGTTCTGTCCGCTTCGAGGTCGTGGACGGTCTTCCGTGGACGTTCGGCGAGGACTTCACGATCGGCGACATTGTGGTCGGCGAGATTGACGACGAAGAGCACGAACAGGTCGTCAACGAAGCGAAGGTCCGGGACTCGCGCGAAGGCGCTGTCGAAGTGTCGCTGGTGATCGGCGATGACGACGTGGGCGAACATCCGATCGCGCGAACTATCCGCCGGCACAAGGACGTCGAAAAGTGGGTTAAGGCGCTTAGTTTGGCGTCCTGATAGGAGGTTACACGGTGGCTGTATTGCGATCGAATGTGAACAAAACGAAGGCGTACCTGAAGGCGCGCAACGGCTTACCGTACGGCTACGGTGGACAGTTCTCGGACACGAATCTATCGGCGTCGACGGACTGTTCGGGTCTCGCGTACGCGGGCGTGGCCGGCTGTCTTGGTAAGAGTATGGCGCGCCGGTACGGATCGACTGAAGCGCTCCGGGTCGGATCGTGGGAGTACGGGAACGCCGGCGTGAACAGCTTCGGGCTGAAGCACGCCGGCGGCGATCGGTCGAAGGTGCCGGCGAACGCGGTCGTGAAGCTCGGGCTGATGCACGGCGGCGGCGGCATGGACTCGCACGTCGCGATCACGATTGACGGCGTGAACGCGGAGTCGCGCGGTATGCCGGGCGGAGTGATCTACGGGACCACGAAGCGGAACGGCGTCACGTACTACGCTCGCGCGTGGAACGATTCGCTGTTCTCGGACTTTTGGTACCTGCCGGGTCCGATCGTGGACGGCACGAAGCCGGTCGTGAATGAGATTGACGCGGAAGCGAAGCGCGCCGCCGGCTGGATCGGGAAGCTGGTCATTCCGGAGAAGCCGACTCCGGACGGCAAGGGTCGACAGGCTCACTTCGAGCACGGTTCCATTTACTGGCACCCGGACGTCCGCGCTCACAAGCCGGTCGGCGATCGTGCGGTGGCGATCCCGGCGCACGTGATGGAGACGTGGGGCGAACTTGGCTACGAAGTGAAGTTCGGCTATCCGCTGGAACGTCACACGGTCATCGCTGACGCCGGCGACATTCAGGCGTTCCAGGGCGGCGTCATCTATCGGAAGTACGGAAAGCCGGGTTACTTCATCACGGGCCGAATCTGGGATCGCTTCGCGGCGACGGACTTCGAGCGCGGCAACGGCTGGCCGCAGAGCAACGAACATGACTTCGACGGCGGTCGGGTCCAGCGCTTCGAGAAGCTGGACATGACCTATCACCCGGCGGAGGTTACGCGTCTAGCGCGCGGGAAGGTGGCCGGGGAATGGCGACTCTGAAGGATCAGACAGTGAAGGCCGGCGTACTCGCGTACCGGACGTTCTGGCAGACGCTCGGATCGGTGCTGGCGGTCGGCTATGTGGCCGGCTTCGACTGGAAGGCGTGCCTGGCGTCCGCCGGCATGGCGGCGCTGTGGGCGTTCGCGCAGAACATGGGCGAGGGCGGCGCGCTGCCGGCTTCGGCTGACACGGTGGCCTTCACGGTGCCGGGCCGGCACGCCGGCCAGTGAGCGCGCTCGCGGATTCGGTCGACGTGTCTGCCCACCCGGCGGTCGTGTGGATTGGAGTCGCCGGCGCGGTCGTGGCCGGCCTAGCCGTCATCATCCCGAAGATCGGGAAGGTGATCCGCGACCTGATGGAAGACGCGGACGGGCGGCGGCTGGCGCGGCTGGCCGCTTCGGCGGAGCTGGACCGGCAGCGGATCGAGCACACGGCGCGGGTGGAGGCTTCGGCGGCGATCCTGAATGACGCTCGCGTGGCGGCGCTTACGGGGCAGCTCGAAGGGATCAGCCTTCAGCTTCAGGCGCAGCGCGAGCGGTACGAAACACAGTTGGCGGACACACAGGCGGCGCTGGACGAAGCGCTGGCGGAGATTACGGCGCTCCGCGAAGAGATCGGGCAGCTCCGGGCGGAAGTCGCGGAGTACCGCGACGAGCACGAAGGCGACGGAGTGAGGGGCAGCGCATGACGACGAACTATGACGTAGACGGGGCGAGCTACGACGATCTGGCGATCGGCCTTCGCGCGAACTTCATCGACTATGAGGACTATCCGGTATCCGGGTCGCTGATGGTCGAGGTTCGCAACGGCTACGGCACGATCCAGCTGCCCCGTGGCCGGCAGGGTCTACCGGGGCCGGCGGGCCGGGCCGCTGCCCCCTTCGAGTCCGTGCGGTCCATCGCGAGCGCTTCGGCGCTGCCGGCGAATCCCACGGAGTCGCAGAAGCGAACGGCGTACGTGACTCGCGATGACGGCATGATGCACGCGTGGGACGAGGACGCCGGCGCGTTCGGCGAAGTCGGACTGTTCCGGGGCGAGCCGGGCGAGCGTGGTCCGGTCGCGACGATCATGCCGGGCAACGTGTCGGCGACCGCTCCGGGTTCGGAGCCGTCCCACGCCTTCGAGAACATCGGGAACGGGCGCTACCTGTATCACGTCACGCTTCCGCGCGGCGAGGAAGGGCCGGAGGGTCCGGAGGGTCCGGAGGGGCCGGCGGCGGCGATCACGAGCGCGTCCGACTACAGCGAAGCGGCGGGAACGCCGGCGGTCGGCTCCGTGCTCCGCTTCGGCGCGCTGAACAAGTGGGAGCCGGCTCCGTACTTCCAGGAAGTCGGACCGTTCGCCCCGGACCCGGCGGCGTGGACGGAGTACAACGAAGTCGTTGGCACGCTCGCGCCGGAACGAACGGTCGTCACGCTGAACATTCCGGCACAGACGTTCCCGTGGCGACCTCGGGCGTTCGCCGGCTGTCATGTGGCCGGCCCGGCTGACGGCGCTATGGCGGTGGAAGTCCGGATCGGTGGACCTTCGGGCGCGCTGGTCGCTCGCGGTGTCGAGTACCAGGGGAACAGTCAGTACGTGACGGTCGTGCCGAACTTCGACGGGCCGGCCACGGATTCGACAGTGATCCAGCCGAACACGGACGTCACGCTGTACATGATCGCGAAGCGGATCAGCGGCGTCCTTCCGTGGAAACAGCGGAAGGCGTACGCGAGCCTTCAGGTGTGGTGTGTCCCGGTCCTGGACGGGCCGGCGGGATCGTTCGCGGCTGGCGGAGACTTCGACGGTGGGGAGCTGTAGGCAATGGCGACACTGATCCGCTTCAGGCGGAATACGGAGGCGGAGGCATCGGCGTCAAACCCGGTCCTTCGCGCCGGCGAACCTGGATTCGCGGTCGACACAAACACACTGAAGATCGGCGACGGCGTTCGCGCGTGGAACGATCTTCCGGACGTGAGTCAGGACGTCGGCGGGCTGATCGTGGCATGGGGCGAACTGTCTTCGGACGTTCAGTCCCGGATCACGAGCCGGCTCACGCAAGCACAGGCGGACGCGCTGTACGCGACCGTGGACCGGGCGGCGGCGCTCGAAGACGACCTGGACGCCCTTCAGGCGGAGGTCGCCGGCAAGGTGTCGCGGCTGTCCACGAATAGCCGGCTGTACGCGCGTGACGGGAATGGCGCAGACGTCGGAATCCCGTACGCGGCGAACAGTGACCCGGACAGCATTCCGCGCCGCAACGCCGCCGGCCAGCTCGCGGTCGCTGATCCTTCGGCGTCTTCGCACGCGACGAGTAAGAACTACGTGGACGGTCGGCTCGCGACTAAGGCTGACGCGACCGCGCTCGCGTCGAAGGCCGATCTGGTCGGCGGCGTGATCCCGGTCAGTCAGCTTCCGCGCGTGTCCATCGGCGAGACGTACACGGTCGAGTCTCAGGCGGCGATGCTCGCGCTTGACGTCCAGCCGGGAGACGTCGCGATCCGCTCGGACGTCGATACCGTCTTCATGCTGAAGGCGAATCCGGCGTCCAACGTCGGGAACTGGTTCGATCTGTCGTCTTCCGCTGCCGGCGGTGTTGTGTCCGTGAACGGGCAGACGGGGACAGTGAACCTCGGGAAGGCGGACGTAGGGCTCGGCGACGTCGACAACACGGCGGACATGGACAAGCCGGTCAGCTCGGCGGTCGCGTCCGCTTTGGCCGGCAAGGTCGGGACGTCGGACGCGCGGCTGACGAATGAGCGCGTCCCGGTGGACGGCTCCGTCACGTGGGACAAGTTCGGGACTGGTCTTCAGACGGACTTCGGGAATCTGTCGGCGAAGGCGGACGCGGCGCTGCCGGGTGAAGTGGTGGCCGCGCTGCCGGCGAGTCCGGTCGCGGGTCGTGTCTATCTACTAGCGGGGGCGTGATGGCTGTTCGTGGAATCCGGAATCCCTACGAAGGGAAGTTCGCGCCGGCGGGACAGCAGATAGTCACGCGCGGATCGCTCGAAGCGGAGACGGTTCAGACGGGCGAGCTGGCGACCGCGTTCGCCGACAATGAGACGAAGAACGCGGTGTCTTCGATCGCGGCGGCGGTGTCGGGGATCGCGGGCGCGGGTGTCGCTGACATTCGCGCCCGGATCGAAGGGATCGTGGGCGGGCTGTTGGCGAACACGGAAACTCTGGTCGAGCACACGGAAGCGATCGCGGAGCTGGCGGACGTTGCGCTGGCCGGCTCGGCGATCACTCCGCTGTATGCGTCGAATCTGGACGAAATGGCGTCCGCGCCGCGACAGGCGTGCATCGGCTGGTCGGGTGCCAGCGCCGGGTCGCACACTCACGGGACGACCGGCTCCGGGTCCGCCGGCGCGCACACGCATACGGCGACGACGTTCCTGCCGACGTTCCAGCCGAACGCTCCGTCGTTCAGTAATGCCGGCACTGTCTACTACACGCCCGTGTACGTCGACAGGGCTGGAATCCCGACACATATTCGGTTCATCGGCGGCGCGGACGGATCGTTCATCTTCGATGACATAGACGACTTCCGTGTGGACCTATGCGTCTACAACCCGACGACCGGGAACGTGGAGAAGGTGACGGATAACGGCAACCTTCGGGCGATCGGAACTTCGAGCCAGTCGGAACTGAAGGTCGAGTTTCAGTTAGGCGAAGAGAACAGGGCCGCGCCGGGACACCTGTTGTTCGTGGCACACCAGCAGATCGCTCCGGGCTTGGTGCAGAAGGCGCGGTCAATCGCGTACGCGCCCTATGCCGGCGTTGCTCGCGGCGCGGACGTTCTGGTCCGCTTCCCGTGCTATCGGACGAGTGGAACGCTGTCGGCTGTACCGTCTTCGATCGCGTTGTCAAGCCTGGTCGGCGTGACGACTATGTGTCCCTGGTACGGAATCGGAATGTCCCTGTAGGTGGCGAAGCGCCCCCGCTGGCTTAGGTGCCGGCGGGGGCGCTTTCGTCGTTTGTGCCCCCTGTAGGACTCGAACCTACGACCTAGTGATTAAAAGTCACCAGCTCTACCAACTGAGCTAAAGGGGCGTTCGCTGTTCGATTGTATGTGTGCCCCACGTTTGCCCCACGGGGCAAGCGGGCGGACCGTGTTTCCGCTGGTCCCGGACTAACTGAACGGCGGTAACCGTCGGATTAAAAGTCCGTCCGTGGGGCATACACACGGGGCAACGTCTGTCAACGGCTGACGACATTCGCCTACCGTGATCTGGCGTTATGCCGGCGTCCGGCGTTCGGGTGGCAACACTGTTCGGCGGCTGTCCATTCGCCGCTGCCCCACGACGTGCCCCACGACGCCCTTCGAGCTGCCCCACGACGTCGAAAACAGTTTCGAGCTGGCCGGCGTCACCATTTGAGGGTGCCGCGCTGGTGCTTGCCCCGGTGGCCGGGATCGCGTTCACAGGTGATCCTGTGGCCGGCGTCCGCGTCCACGGTCCACGCGGTGCAATCGGTCCGGGTGCCCCGACCGGGCCGGCTCTCTGCCCATCGTTCGATGGTCTCGCGCTTCCAGCCGAAGACGCGTCCGATCGTGGCGTCCGGCTCGGGCAAATAGCCGCGCTTGTCGTAGGACTTCACGGTGTCGACCGTGACGTCCAGGTACTCCGCAATGTCGCCGCGACTCATGTACTCAATCATGCCGGCGACCATACGCCCATACGGGGGCGAAGTCAATCGGCCCGCACGTATTGACGTGCCCCCCGAAAGGGGGTAATGTCTTTCATGTCAGCAACGAACGAACGAAGGACTGAAGATGACCACCACGAAGCGCCCCCACCGCAACGCAACGCCGGCACAGATTGACGCGCAGCTGGCAGAGCTTCACGCGAAGCGCGCACAGCTTCAGGGCCAGCTGAACCGTCTCGATGCGGAGATCAAGACCCGCGACGACGAGTTCGCGGAGCGCGGCGGGTGGGCGCGGGCGTTCCTGGTGACGAACAACGGCGGACACGTCCACAAGTCCACGCTTTGCGGTACGTGCTACGTCACGACACAGTTCGTGTGGCTGACGGATATGTCCGGCATGGACGAAGCGGCGATCGTGGATGAGGCCGGCGAGCGCGCTTGCACGTCGTGCTACCCGGACGCCCCGGTCGACACCCTGAAGCGGGCGAGCCGTATCCGCACGGCGGACGACGAAGCTCGCGACAAGGCTCGGGCGGAGCGCGAGCAGAAGCGCGCGGAGAAGGCGGCGAAGGTTCTCCTGGACCCGGAGACGGGCCGGCCCGTTCGCGGCGAGTACGGCGAGCTGAAGACGGAGCGCGGCGCGGAGCTGGAAGCCATGTCCGGACTGAAGAACCTCCTGTGGTACGGGACTCACCCGGACGCCGGTAAGTGGATCGAGATTGCGAAGCGGGTCGCGGTGGCGAAGGCGGCGAAGCACGGCACGGACGCTGGCGACGAGCTGGACGCGCTGAAGGTGAAGTCGGCGAAGGCTCACAAGCGGGACGCGAAGGACTTCCCGGAGCTTCAGGGGCGGACCCTGGATGACGTGAAGTTCTGATCCCGGACGCCGGGGCGCGGGTTAAGCGCCCCGGCTTTATTCGGCCCGGTCAAGGACTGGACATAACGCCCATACGGGGGTAAAGTCAGAACCATGATGACGATTGACGAGAAGCAGGAACGACTGAAGCGAGAGCTTGCGGAGCGTCGCGCGGAGTGGAACGCCGGCGGACGCGGCGTCCGGCTCGGAATGGCACAGACGGTTCACGCGTGGGGCAGCGGCGAGACGCTTTGCGGGCGGAAGTCGCGTCCGGGCCAACAGCGACAGACGCTAGATCCGATCCAGTGCAAGCGTTGCCAGAAAGCGGCCAGCTAGCCGGCAGACAGAGAAGCGGGGCACCCTTACCGGGTGCCCCGCTTTCGTCGTTCTGTGGGCCAGTCAGCCTAGCGCGCGGCGAACCTTGTCCCAATGGGACTTCGCGAGATGCTTGTATCGCATGGTCGTTCTGATCGACTCATGTCCCAACAGCGCGGATACCTCTTCGATCGGGACGCCGGCGCGAAGTAGCCGGCTCGCGTACGTGTGCCGGAGGTCGTGAAGGCGGACCTTCCCCACCCGCCGGCGGTCGCGTGCCGGCCCGGTCCAGGCGATCCGGCAGGACGCTTCCCAACGGTGGCGGAAGTTGCTCGAATCCAGCGGACGCCCGTTCACGTGTGCGAGGACTAGGCCGGTCCGGGTGGGCGGCGACTTGTGCCCCACGTAGGGCAGGTCCGGCGGCGAGCCGGCTCCTACGTCTTCGAGCTGGACCGCGAGGGACCGCGCGAGCGACGACCCGATAGGGACTTCGCGGCGTTCGTGATCCTTTGGCGGCTTCAGCTTCCGGGCCACGGGATCGTAGGACCAGGCGACCGTGACGGTGTTGTGGTCCAGGTCCACGTGCTCCCAATGGAGCGCGAGCGCTTCGCCTAGCCGGAGTCCCGTGCCGATCAGAAGATCGGCGGCGAACTGGTCGAAGTCGTTCAGCGTGACGCGGATCGCGTTGTACTCCGCGTCTTCGAGGTAGCGGTCCGGCTGTGGCGGGATCGGCGGCAGCTTCACGCCCCGGCATGGATTCGCCGGGATCAGCCGCGCGCCGGCGGCGGCTTTCATACTGGCGGACAACAGGAAATAGCATTTGTGGACTGTGGACGGCGCGAGCTGTTCGCCTAGCTTCGTGATCCACACTTCGACGTCCGTCTGTGTGATGGACCGTAGCGGCCAGTCCTGCCAGTACGGGCGGACGTGATCGCGGAGCCGGCCAGCATCGCTCCGCTCGGTGGAGTCGGCACGCTTGCGCCCTTCGAGCCAGCGCGGCTCCCAATCGCCCCACGTGATCCGGTCCGCGCCGGCTGGCGACGGATTGTCGCGTTCGGTTTGCTCGGCAGCGCCGGCGGCGCGCTCGGCTTGCCCCTTGCGCACGAACGTTCCGGCGCTCCGCTTGCGTCCATCACTGTCGCGGTAGACGGCGCGGTACCTACCGGACGGAAGTCGTTCGGCCCATCCCATGATCTTCCCCCTTCGGTCGCTTCAGGATTCGGCTAAGCCGGCACGCTTGCGCGGCCAGCATCAGGACGCCGGCACTGTAGAGCAAGGTCGCGGTAACGGTGATCGGCCACGCTCCGCCGGAAAACGTCGTGACGTGAGGATCGAGGACGTCACTCACCCGCACGGCGAAGCCGGCAGCGGCGAAGGCGGCGGCGGAGAACCACGACAGCAGGACCGCGCGCTCGCACGGCTTCGCCCCGTCCAGGCTGACGAACGTTGCCCACAGCAACAGCGCAACGGCGACGACGTGGAAGCCGGCCAGCGTCAGCCAGTGATAGGTCATCGGCTCCCACAACGCGCCCACGTCGAGCTGTACGGCGTTCGCGGAGTCGCTAAGGGCGTAGGTCGCGATCAGCACGAAGACTCCGCCGGCGGTCGCGCGGGTAACCAGTCGGAGGTAACGCGCGAGACGGAGGGCGAACAGCGAATGCGCCACGATCGCGGAGAACATGAACAGTCGCGCGATGCTGCCGACAAGCATGGGCAGGCTGGCCGGCCAGATCGTATCCGGCGCGATCATCCTCGGGGCGTGGGTTGCGGCGTTGTACCAGGCGTTCAGTGGCGTTCCCTCACATATGAGCATCACAGCTCCGCTTCCGACAGCGACAGTGAGTGGACGCGTCCAGGGGCTTCGATGCCATGCCGGCACGCGGGCGATCAGGGCTGAAACAGCAACGGCGATAGTGAAATACAGGGCGAATGTCACTTTAAGAAGTCCCTACGAACTTGGGAGGCGGAACGCCGCGCGACACGCGGACGTGAGGAGGTATCCGGCTTATCGGACGGCGGTCCGTCTTCGTTACTCAGTCGGCGGGCGACCTCGGCGGCAAGCTCGGCGGTCGACGTCGTTTCGACCAGTGCCCCATCGCTGTCGAGCTGGTCCATGACGTCGGCGAGTTCCAGGACGTCCCACGCGAGTAGAGCGTCCGTGCGGGACAGCTGGAAGTAGTCCACGATCGCGAGCGCTTCGTCCAGGCTGAAGCCTTCCGAACGCCGGCGGTCCACGGTGGAGACGCTGACGCCTATGGCGATCGCGAGTTCTTCGCGGGCGACCTTCCGGCGTAGCGCCGCGTGAAGGTATTCCATCACCTGGTCACTCAGATTTGAGTTCATAGCTAGGGAGTCTACTGGTCATATTTGACCAATCGCAACAGCGGGACCAGCACGGATGAAGAAAAAGTCGTTAGGTTTGCGTCGTGTCGCTTTGACTTCGCCCGTCCTGGTCGTCATATTTGACGGGTGCCACACGGACCAGCCAAACCAGCGACACTCACCCTGAACTACGACGAAGTGCGAAAAGCCATGAAGCGCAACAGAATAGACACAGTTGAAACGCTCGCGGTCGAGTGGATCGGCGTTTCAATGTCGACAATGAATCGTCAACTTTGCGGACGCGAAGCTCCCTCCCACTACGTCATCGCCGGCCTGGTTGGCCGGCTCGGGATCAAGTGGGACCGGCTACTGAAGGTCTCCGATCCCGTGGCGGACGCGGCGGAGCCGGCGGCGTGAAGGTCGCCGAAGCCGCGAAGCGGGCCGGCTGCCACCCGGAGACGATACGCCGGGCGCTCTGGTCGGGAGCGCTGAAGGGTCACCAGGCGGTCGAGCCGAACGGAGTCTGGCGGATTCGCCCGGAGGACTTGGACGCATGGGCGTTCGGGGAGGTGGCAAGCGTCACGGTGACGAAATGACCAGCCGCAGCGGCACAAACGAAAAAGGGTCCGGGTGGGCGGCAACCCATCCCGGACCAGAGAACGAACGATCGACCAGCTACCAACTAGAAGACAGGACTTTCTCAGTGAGCCAGAATACCGTATCCGTCCCGGTCCATGTGATCGTGAACGCGCTGGACGCGCTGTCCACGTACGTCGTCAGCTCGGACGACTTGCTCGGCGAGCTTCGCGACGTCGCGCTGGACGCCTACACGGACGAGCCTGTTCCGTTCGTGCCGGCGGAGGACGAGCCGCGCCCCCTGCCGGTCGTGGCGGAGATGGACGCCGCGATCGACGCCGCAATGGATCGGCTCGCGATGGAGGTCCAGCCGGAAGAGTTCGGCACCTACCGCGACGGCGAAGGCGACTTGTGGCGACACACGCCGGACGGCTGGCAACCCATCGAGACCAGTGACGGCGTGAGCGTCACTCACCTGACGATCGAAGCCGGCTGGTCGCCGGAGATCGCCGCGTGTGGACCCTTCGAGCTGGTCGAAGACGAGCCGGCTTCGTACACGCTGTCCGAAGCTGCCCACCAGCTCGGCGAACGCGGAATCGAGACGGGCCGGAATCGCCTGTACCGCTACCTGAACGAAGGCATCGCGTGGACGGACGGCGACGGATCGCCGCGCCCGGCGGCGGACGGCTACCTGATCGTGGCGGAGCCGGCCAGCGGATCGCGGAGCGCGGTCGTCCGCGTCACGCCCGAAGGTGTGGCGGAGCTGGCTCGCGTCCTCGGTGCCGGCCAGTGAGCGCCGCGCGTGATCGGCTGTCGGGAGTCCATCGCCGGGCCGGCGAGCTGTTGGACGCCGGCAACGTGACGGAGTACGCGGAAGTCCTGGAACGCGCGGCGGAGTACCGGCGCGGACGTGGACGATTCGGCGAAGCGGCGAAGATGCTCGCGAACGAAGCGGACCGCTGGCTCGGCGAAGAACAGCTGACGGCGGACGAAGCGATCCCGGTCGGACTGGCCGGCGACGTCGAAGAGCTGGCCGCGTGATCCCGGACGAGCTGACGGCGGCGGACTGGTCGGAGCTGTTGTTCAGTGACGATCGCGTCCGCGCTCGGGAACTGTCCGTGTTGGCCGGCGTCTCGGCGGTCGAGCTGTGACGGCTCCGGCAGCGCCCCGGCGTTCGTGGCCGGACTGGCGGGACTTCGTATGTGTGGCGATCCTGGTCGCCGCGCTGATTCTGAAAGCGATGGGCAAATGGTGAAGGTCACGATGGGGGCAACGATCCCGGTCGCGCAATACGGCAACCTTCAGCCGTCATTCGAGGTCGAGGGCGACAGCCTGGCGGACGCGCTGGACGCGGCTACTGAAGCGATGGTCCGGCTATGGAATCGGGTATGTGACAAGCCGATCCGGGTCCGCGTCGAAGACGACGAGTCGCCGGCGGGCGTGGCGGTCACGGTGGAGCTGATCTGTTGGGCGTCCGGACTGGTCGTCAAGTTCGATCCCGTGGCTCATGTGTACGGGGATGGAACGTGGCTGTCCGGGTCGACGTTCGCCCACAAGTTCACGAGCGAGTTCGCCGGCGAGTATGTCGCGAAACAAATGGCGGCGAAGTCGACGGAGACTGTCGAGCACTTCGACATTCTGGACATGTGGGCGAAGAACGCTGAAGCGTCGTCCGCGTTCGGCTCCGCTGTTCATGCGGCGCTGGAACTTCGGGGGAAGTTCGGGTGGGTGTCGCGAGCCGTGAAGGGCGGGTCGCTGGTATCCGCGCTGACGAAGAATCCGACCATGCGTCCGATCGTGGACATGTTCTACGAAGGGCGCGAGGGCGAGCGGGCCGCGTACGAAGCGTTCGTCGCGGACCCGGCGAAGAAACACTGTGGGCAGATTGACCGGCTTCGGATCATGGACGAGCGCAATCACGTTCGGGTCGAAGACTTCAAGACGAACGCGGAGCTGTTCAAAAAGAAGACGATTCGCGATCCGTTCAAAGGCGTCATCGAAGCGAACCAGCTCGGACTGTACTGGCTTCAGCTGTCGTTCTACGCCCGGATTCTCGAAGTCCACGGCTACGTCGTGGACGGGCTGACGGTCCATCACTGGAACGGCTCGAAGTGGGACGAGTACACACACGACGTCATCGACATTGCGGAGGTCATCTGATGCAGCACTGGACACAAGACCCGGCTTACCGGGAAGCGTTGCGGGTCAGCAACAGCGAGCACGAGAACGCGGACCGGCGGGCGCTGGCGCGAGCGGAAATCATGCGGATTCAGGCGGACTACTTCGGAGGCGTGAGCAAGTGACGGACATGAAGATCGGCCAGCTACTGGCGAAGATCAGCGGCGAAGTCGGGGCGGTCGGCAAGGACGACCGTATGTCCGGCGGACAGGTCAGCTACAACTTCCGGGGCATCGACGCCGTGGTGAACGCGTGTCATCGTGCCTTCGCCGCGAATGGCGTATCGGTTACGCCGCAGGTCGTTTCGATCGACTACGTGGACATTCTGATCGGGCGTCATAAGAACGCCGGCGTTTCGGTCCGGGTCGTGACGGACTACACGTTCACGGGGCCGGCGGGCGACCAGCTCACGGCGCGAGTCGCCGGCGAAGGTCAGGACCAGGCGGACAAGGGCACCGCGAAGGCGCAATCGGTGGCGATGCGTGTCGCGCTACTTCAGGCGCTGATGCTGCCCACCGACGAGCCGGACCCGGATTCGTACTGGGAGGAACAACAGCCGGCACCGCCGGCGTTTGTCGAGCTTCGACAGCGCGCGATCCAGCTCGCGGTCGACGCGAAGATTCCGGGCGAAGAGCTGGCGGCGGAGTTCGCGGCGATCGGCGGCGAAGGGAAGGTCAGCCAGTCCGAAGACGTGGAAGCGCTCGGGCGACTGATCGAATCACTGGAAGGGGCAGCGCGTGACGACAGCGCAGACAACGGCGGGCAGTGATCCGGCGGAGGTCCGGGACGACGGGCCGCACCCGCTCGCGGACGCGGTGTACGGCGAAGTGGACGCGGAGGGAATGGAAGTCGTGATCGAGCCGGACGACACGCTCGCGTACATCGCGAGCCGGCTTATGGCGATCGAGGTCGCCATATACCGCGCCCCCGTTCAGATCGCGAAGGCTCGGGACGCGGAGTCCATCGCACAGGACCGGCTGGACGAAGCGAAGGCGCACGCGCTCGCACGGGTGAAGGCCGGCGCGAAGCTCACGGTTCCCGAAGCCGAAGCGAAGGTCTTCCTGATGACGAAGGACGAGCGCCGGGCGCTGGCGGTCGCGACGGCGCGCTACGAGTACGCAAAGGACGTGAACCGTTCTCTGGATCGCGAAAAGGACGCGCTACAGACGCGTTCGGCGAATCTTCGAGCACAGGCCAATCTGGCCGGACGGGCGGGGGCGTGAAGCTGATCGCCGGCGAACAGGAACGGCTGAACGCGATCGCGGACCAGCTCGAAGCGCTCGCGGAGCTGACGAAGGACCGGAAGCCGGCGCGATCGTACTGGTACGCGGAGAACGCCCGGCAGTGGCGTAAACGGGCCGGCGCGGCGGGGTCGGCGAAGCTCTTCGAGGACGTCCCGCTCTTCGACAACGAACAACTGACAGGGGGCAGGGCATGAAGGCGTGGACTGTGGAGCCGGCGGAGCTGGCGGCGATCCAGGAACGGGCGAAGGCCGGCAAGGCTTCCGCCGGCGACACGCTCCGGCTGGTCGGCAGAGTCCAACAGCTCGAAGCGATCGCGGCGGCGCTGGCGGTCGAGCGGGACAGCGCGGCGGCGGCGGCGAAGGTGAACGCGGACGTCCTCGGCGAGATGCGGAAGGTCGTGGACAGCCAGACGTCGGTATCGAATCAGCTGGCCGGCTTCCGGTACTGGCTGTCCGAAGCTGACGCGAGTGGCGCGTAAGACGGGGCCGGACGCTCGCACGGTCGCGGCAGCTCGGGAACGGGCCGGCGGATTGTGCGAGCGGTGCGGCTTCGCGGAGTGCCAGCAAGTCCACCACAGGCGACCGCGCGGCATGGGCGGGACGCGGGACCAGGCGGCGAACGCGCTGTCGAATCTGTTCTACGTCTGTTATCCGTGCCACCGCTGGATCGAAGAGAACCGGGCGGAAGCGCTCGAAGACGGATACCTAGTGAGCCGGCTGTCACCAGTCGCGCCGGCGGACGTTCCCGTGCTCTATCGCGGGACGAAGCGATACATGAACAATGAGGGAGAAACGGTTAAATGCCGTGGTTCAGGGTTGACGACGGGTTCTTCGGTTCCCGGCAGGTAATGAGTATCCCGAAACGTGATCGCGCGGCGGCGGTCGGTTTCTGGACACTCGCGGGATCGTGGTCGGCGCGCGAGCTGACGGACGGTTACGTGCCGGCATTCATGCTCACGGAATTGTCCGGAACAAAGCGACTGGCGGCAATTCTGGTCGAAGCCGAATTGTGGTCCGAAATGGATAACGGATACATATTCCGGCAGTGGTCGAAGTACAACCCGACAGCCGATCAGGTCCGCTCGGACCGGGACGCGGCACGGGAGCGGATGAGACGCCGGCGGCGCTCGGATGACGGAAAGTACGCCGAAACGGGGCGCGTGAGCGTCACGCGAGGGACCGGCGGCGGACCGGCGGCGGACCGGCGAAGGACCGGCGATTCGTCGGGACAACAACGAAGTTCGTACAACGATGCGGACGCCGGTCACGACGAAAACGCTTCGACCAGCGATGACCCGGAATTGTTCGCCCGAACAGAATCCGAACAGGACGCGAACTTCGAGCGAAGTTCGGACGAAGTTCGTCCACCCCGACCCGACCCGACCCAACCCATAAAGAAGAGAAGTACGACGATCGCCGACCCGGAAGGCTTCGCGGAGTTCTGGCAGGCATATCCGAAGAAGGCGGATAAGGGTCATGCTCGGAAGGCATATGCGAAGGCGATCGACGTCGCCACGGTGGAAGAAATCATCGCCGGCGCGAAACGTTATCGGGATGACCCGAAACGCGAACAGAGATTCACGAAGAATCCCGGCACTTGGCTTAATGGCGAATGTTGGGAAGACGAAACGGCTACAGCTCCGCCCGTGAGTGAGCGCCGGCGGTATCAGGAAATCTAAAAGGTGGTGAATCGTGGAAACTGACATTTTGAGTTCGGCGCTCTGGGACGACTACGCGGAGCGGGCGCTACTTGGCTCCGTGATCGGTGCCCCGGACGCCGTTCGTGACGTGTTCCTGGGAGTCGGGCCGGAAGACTGGTACCGGCCAGCGAATCGCGATCTAGCGGCGCTGTTGACGCGGATGCTCCGTTCGGGCCAGGGCGTGGACGCGGTGTCCGTGCTCGGGCAGGTCACGGCGCAGGGGCTGACGCGATCGTGGGACGGCGCGGAGCTGTTCGGTCTGGTCCAGCTCGCTAACGGCGCTCACGTGGCCGCAGAGCACGCGAAAAGGATCACGGCACTGTCGGGTAGGCGGAAGCTGGTCGCGGGCTGTCAGCGGGCGATTCAGCGGCTGGAATCGCCACGCTTCGACAGCGAGGACGGCGACGTTCACACGACAGCGGTCGAATTGCGGCAATTCTGCGACGACGCGGAAGCCGCCGCGAGCGACCGCAGCGCCCCGGTCCCGACCGGCATGGGCGAGTTTCTGGCGGAGTCGGATACCCACGACTGGCTTGTGCCGGGGCTGTTGGAACGCATGGATCGGACGATCATCACGGGCGGCGAGGGCGGCGGCAAGTCCGTTCTGTGCTCGCAAATGGCGGCGTGTCTGGCCGGCAGCGTGCATCCCTTCAGCGGGCGCGTCCTCGGGCGCGGTAACCACAACGTCCGCGTTCTGGTCCTGGACTGTGAGAACAGTCCGGCGCAGTCCCGCCGGCGGTACCGGCAAGTGGTCCGCCGCGTGAACGACGTCCGGGAACGCGAAGCGCTTCCGCCGGTCCAGTGGGACGAATGGCTACAAATCGACATGCGGCCTTCGGGTGTCGACTTGTGTTCCGGTCGCGACGTGGCATGGGTCGAGCACGCCCTAAGCGCTTGCGCCCCGGACCTTTTGGTGATCGGCCCGCTGTACAAGTTGCATCACAAAGACCCGAAAGACGAAGCGGCGGCGCGTGAAGTGTCGTGGGTTCTGGACGGGCTTCGCGAGCGTCACGGCGTGGCGCTCCTGACGGAAGCTCACGCCGGCAAGTCGAAGGACGAATCGACCGGCGATCGGATCATGGCACCGATCGGATCGTCCATGTGGCTTCGCTGGCCGGAATTCGGATTCGGGCTACTGCCGAAGCGGGACGGCGAGCGGGACAGGTCCGGCAGGGCGAAGGAAGTCGACGTCGTGTCATGGCGCGGCGCGCGAGAAGAAAGGGCATGGCCTAGTGACCTGAGTTGGGGCCACACGCTGCCTTGGGTAGCGGGTCCGGATTACGAACCTGAAGCAACATCAACCCTCTGACACAAAAGGATTCACACATGGCAGGCGAAACCATCATCACGGTCATCGGCAACCTGACGGCGGACCCGGAGCTGAGGTTCACTCCGTCCGGCGCGGCGGTCGCAAACTTCACGATCGCGTCGACTCCGCGAACCTTCGATCGGGACGCGAACGAGTGGAAGGACGGCGATCCGCTGTTCATGCGATGCAACCTGTGGCGCGACGCGGCGGAGAACGTCACGGAGTCGCTGGCGAAGGGCCAGCGCGTCATCGCTCAGGGCCGGCTGAAGCAGCGGAGCTACGAAGACAAGGAAGGCGTGACGCGGACCGTGGTGGAACTGGAAGTGGACGAGATCGGCCCGTCCCTGAAGTACGCGACAGCGCGTGTCGAGCGGAAGGCCGGCGGCGGTAACGCCGGCGGACAGCGCAACGGCGGCGGCGGCGGACAGCGCGGCGGCGGACAGCGCGGCGGCGGACAGCGTGGCGGCGGCGGCAACCGTGGCGGCGGCGATCCGTGGGGCAGTGCCCCCGCCGGCTACTGAGACAGACCAGAACGACCAGCTACCAACCATTCTCGAAGGGACTCCCAACACACATGACGAACGCAACGCTGACCATCGACGTCGACCAGCTGGCTACCGCGATCGCGGCGAAGGTGACTGCCGGCGACGAGCTGGCGCGGAAGCTGACCCGCGAAGTCCTGCCGATCAAGTTCAGTGATCCGGCGGACGTGATCGGCAGCGTCCGGAAGCTCCGGGATTCGTGGACGAGTGAGGCCATGCGGGCGGACCGGCTCGAAGATGAGAAGACTCGCGCGACGAACGCGAAGGTTCTCGCGGAGCGCGACCGAAACACGTTGCGCGGACAGTTCGATCGACTGTCGTCACAGCTGATCGACGTCCGCAGCGAGCTTCGTACCGTCCAGGACGAGCGCGACGAGTTCCGCCGGCAGCTGGACGCGGCACAGTGCGAGCTGGCGAAGGTCGCGAAGCCGGAGGACGTTCCGTTCGCGGAGGGCGATCGCGTCCAGGTCGTGAAGCATGGACCCTACGTCGGCGCGGATGGGGACTTCCAGGTCGGCGACGTCCTGACGATCCGCGAGCCGAAGCCGGATACGGACGGCGACGTGAAGGTGGAGTCGTCCCGGCACGTCGGGGACTACGACTACGCCCACAAGTCGACGCTTCGCCGGCTCGGGAATCCGGCACAGCTGAAGGTCGGCGACCGGGTGAAGGTCGTCGGCGGCTTCGGCCACTACCTGAAGGTGGGGACCACGGCGACCGTGGTCCGCGCGGTCGGGCTGTCCGGGCGACTGGACGTCGAAGGCGAATCGCGAATGTCGGGCCGGACGGTCCGACAGGGTGTCCAGCCGGCGGACGTCCGCCCGTTGCGGACCTTCCAGGTCGGCGACACGGAGCCGAAGGGCTACCGCGACAGCCTGGTCCTGACGGGCGAGGACGAGAACGGTCGGAAGGTGACCCTGAAGTGGGGGCGTCACTCCGTGCTGTCGGACGACGGCGGCGAGCTGACCTGGTGGAACGTCAACACGGCTGACTCCATGTGGACGTCGAAGGCCAGCTGGGACTACTGGCTGTCCAAGTACGGGCCGCTGACCGAAGCCTGATCGACCAGCACGACCAGCACGACAGCCGGGGGCGGGGCGGCAACCCTGCCCCCGGCTTCACCCTGACCAGCTACCAACGAAGGGGATTCATGTTCCCGACACATGAAGTGTCGATCGACGTCCGACTGGCCGGACACGACGAAGCCGGGATGACGTACCCGGACAAGCGGATCGCCGGCCACTACCGTCTGCCGGCGCTGACGACAGACGGAACGCCGCTCGCGTACCGGGTCGAGATGATCGAACGCGGAATCGAGCAAGTGGTCCAGGCGATCGGCGATCAGCTTCGCGCCCACTACCTACTGCCCACCCGCAGGCAGGAACGGAAGAAACAGCATCACGAACGCCGGCAGGCGTACACGGTCGACGCGCTGGCTCGGCTGTACACGGACCCGGCACGGATGAGGGCGACGCGCCCGTGGTGAACGCCATGAAGGCGAAGGGCGACAGGTACGAACGCCGGCTGGCGGAGATTCTGGCCGCTGCCGGCTTCCCGGACGTCAAGCGCACGAAAGCGGGATACGAGCGCGACGCCGGCGACCTCCACATGGACCGGACGCCGGCGGGACCGCGCGTCATCGTCCAGGCGAAGGACGTCGCGACTCCGCCGTGGACGGAATGGCTCGCGAAGCTCGAAGAGCAGATCGAAGAGTCCGGCGCGGAAGTCGGCTTCATCGTGAAGAAGCACTCACGGCGCGGCGGACAGTCGCCGCTTCATATCGCGATCCTTCCGCTGGACGCAATGGTCGAGCTACTGGCGCGAGCGGGGTACGGAGACAACGGGAATGGCTGACGCCGGCGACAAAGGGCGCGCGTACATGGGAACGATCGGCGAGCCGTGCAAGCGGTACCTGACTCGCAACGTGAAGGGCGTGGAGTTCTGGCTGTTCTGCGATCGCGCGGACGGTCACGACGGGCCACACGCGCACGCAAACGGGCTGACATGGACAACTGAAGGGGCGTGGGGATGAACGAGCCGAAGACACGGACTGTCGTCCAGTACGAAGTCCGATCGCGAATCATGCCGGACGCGCTGATCGTGGAAACGGTCGAGCAGGTGAAGAGATTCGCTGAAGCGGCAACAGAGTTCGGCGGCGTGAGGGTCCGCCGGCGGACGGTCACGGTCACGGAAACGAAGTGGGAGGCATTCGAGATTGACCAGTCTTAGGCAGCTGGTCGCCGACACTCCGGAAGTGGTCGCGGCGCTTCGGTCCGCGACCGTGTTCGATCGCTCGGCACCGACTGACGACGGGCCGGACGAATCGCGGCAGGTGTTCAGCTTCGGGCCGAAGCCGCCGTGTGACGTCGACCTGTTGGACTGGTCGGACCGTGAAGCGGCCACGCTGGTCGGGCTGGTCGAGGTGTACGGCGAAGTCCGGGTCGCGGGCATGTGGCGGTATCGGATCGGCCCGCAGGCCGGCCACGCGCGAGGGCTGTTGTACGACAACCTTCGGCCCGTCGTGATCGCGTCCGAAGTCGTCCTGTCGTGGTTTGACCAGGGATGGACGGACGAAGCCTTCGAGCGGCGTATCCGGGCGACCAGGAAGCGGACCATGAAGCGCTTCGGCTGGCTCGAAGCGGCGTTCAGTGCCGACGAGGACGAAGCCGAAGACGAGCCGGAAGAACAGCTGGCGCTTCACATTCTCTGACGGAGGTTCGCGAATGGCTGTTGTCGAGTGGCTGACGGAGGCGGAAGCGCAGGCATACATAGGCCGGAAGCGGACGACCCTCTGGGAGTGGCGGCGGCGCGGGATTGTGCGCGCCCAAAAGATGAGTGATGGGACGTGGCGGTACGGCAAGGGATCGCTTCGTCTCGCTCGCAAAGACGCCGAACGGCGCAAGGCGGAACAGAAACACGTGGCCGGCCCGGGTCGTGGACACAAAAGGGAATCGAATCCGGACCAACTAGTTTTCTTCCAGTAGTCAACAACCCGAAGGGGATTCATACATGCCGCGCAAGGATTACGACCGCGATCGCGTCATCATCTGCGAGTCATTCCGGGACGCGGAAGCGTTCAAACGGCGCTGTCCGGAGTATGCCGACTGGTCGCCGGTGAGCATTCCTACGATCGACTACCGGCTGAAGGGCCGGCACCTTCAGGACTTCCGTCTGACGTCGAAGGTTGCGGCACGCGCGGAAGCTCCGCTGATCGAGAGTTCCTGCCGATTCCTGGTCGCGCTGTACGGGATCGGGGACAACAGGGGCGACTTGGCGCACTACAGGACACTGGACGAGCTGGTGAAGCCAGCTCCTGACTCGAAAGACACAGCATGATCGAAGTTTTTACGAAGCCGGACTGTGTTCAGTGCCGGATGACGTTCCGCGAGCTGGATCGGCTCGGGATCGAGTACGCGCCCGTGGACGTCATGGCTGATGACGAGAACTACCGGCGCGCACAACGGTTCGGGCTGACGGCTATGCCGATCGTGGACGCCGGCGACGGCAATGTGTGGGGCGGATTCAAGCCGGATCGGATTCGGGCGCTGGCCGCGTGACGGCGAAGGGCGCGGGACGGAGTACGCGGCGCTGGCGAGTGCTGAAGGCGGAGTTTCGCCGGAAGTGCAAACAGCGCCGCGCTCCGTGTTGGCTTTGCGGCCAGCCGATCGACTACACGCTGGTGCATCCTCACCCGGAAGCCTTCGAGCCTGACCACTATCACCCGGTCGCGAAGCGTCCGGAGCTGGCGGAAGACCCGGCGAACCTTCGCCCATCACATTCGAGCTGTAACCGTTCGCGCGGTGATCGCGAAGTGGTTCTGGGACTTGGGAGGCAATCGCGGCAATGGTGAAATGCAGAGTCGCGCAATGGATCGAAGGCGACCTGGACGGCGACGACCGGACCGCGCTCGCGGACTGGATCGCGAGCGGCTTCAGCATGGCGAAGACGTACGCGGCGTTTAGCCGGCTCGCGCCGTTCAAACTCACGGCATGGAAGGACCACCAACAGAAACGGTGTGTCTGTTATCGAAAGTAGGTGCGCTATGGGCGCATTGGCGAAGCTGTTGGACCCTGGAACAACGGAGGTCGAGCCGGACGCCGTGGTCCTCGGCGGGCAGATCACGAAGCGGATCGAAGGCGAGCACGACGCCGGCAGCGAAGCCGCGTTGCTCCGGACGCTCGGGCATGACCCGAAGCTGTGGCGCTTCGCCGCTCCGCCGGCGGTCTATCAGAAGCGGGACGACGCCGGGGAGCTGAAGTTCACGACGTACCGCTACCGTCCGATCCCGGTCCCGGAGTACGGCGACCTGACGAAGCGGATTCTGTCGCGGTCCATCACCTACGGCGGGAACGCCGGCGCGGTGAAGGGCGCGGCATTCAACTTCCAGGCGTCGGACCTTCAGCTCGGCAAGTCGGATAACGGCGGCTCGGACGCGATCGTGGACCGCTATCTGGACAGCGTTCAGGTTGCGCTGGACCGGCTGAACCGTCTTCGCCGCTTCGACGTGATTCCGTTGGTACACATCATGTTTCCGGGTGACTGCATCGAAGGAAACCAGTCACAGAACGGTCGGAACATGTGGCGGACGGACCTCACGGTCACGGAGCAGACGCGCGTATTCCGACACCTGGTCTATAAGACGGTGGAGGCGTTCGCGCCCCACGCGGACAAGGTGTACGTGGACGTCGTGAACGGCAATCACGACGAGGTTCAGCGCTTCCAGTCGACCAGGCCGGACGACGGTCACGCGACCGAAGCGGCGATCGCGGTCCGCGAAGGGCTCGCGATGAACGAAGCGGCGTTCGGGCATGTCGAGGTCCGCGTCCCACCGCTGGATCAGGGCTACATGACGGTTCCCGTGGGCGACACGGTGTTCACGATCGCCCACGGTCACCAGTGGCGGCGCGGTCGGGCGATGGACTGGTGGAGCGGACAGACGTTCTACAAGCATTCCGCCGGCGCGGCAACGATTCTCGCTCACGGACACTTCCACGAAGTCGGGCTGGAACGGGCCGGCGACCGGGTGTCCATCTGTTCGCCGACCTATGACCAGGGATCGAACTACTACCGCGACATGAAGGGCGCGGTATCGCCGCCGGGCGGACTCGCGTACGTGACGGAAGCCGGCAAGTTCTCGGACCTAACGATCGTGTGAGGGCATGGACAAAAAGCAGATAGACGGACTGATCGGCAAGTTTCGCGAGCTTCGCGAGCTGGACGGCTGGCTGGCGGCACAGCACGCGGAGACGCGGGAAGCGTTCACGGAAGTTGCGCTGTCGCTGAAGGCGCTCTGTGAAGCGGTGCCGGACTGGAAGGACTACGTGACGGGAGAACTTCAGGCGTGACAGTGAAAATGGCGGTCTACAGCGACGAATGGCAGCTGACCGGCTACATGGACCCGGAGGACGTCGTGGTGCCGGACGGGCAGGCGGTAGTCGTGACGGACACGCGGGAGCTGTCGTTCACGGTCCGAATGGAGCCGGTCAATCGCGAGCTGTTGGACGTCCTGTTCGGCTACGGCGCGTCCGGGCTGTACCCCCACCCGGAAGACGAAGCCGTGATCCGCGCGGCGTGGGCAGAGATGGAAGCGGGGCCGGCATACGTCGGACCCGGAATCGACCGATTGATGGGGGTATCCGCGTGAGGACGTGGACCGGACAGTTCCTGATGGAAGGTCACGTCGTCGGGCGGGGCGCTCGGGAAGGCAACGGGTCGAGCTTCCGTGTGGGAGTGGTCGAGCGGCTGAACGCGGACAAGCGGACCGCTCGCGTTCACTGGCTGTTCACGAACGACGCCGGCGAGCCGAAGCCGATCGACACGCACGGGACGGTCTCGGTGGACACGCTGTTTCACCTAGCCGCCGCCGCGCTGGACCCACGCATGAAGGCGAACCTGATCCAGTTCTGTTGTCTGTACAGCGTGTCATCGCTCCGGCATACGCCGGACGGATCGGAGCCGTTCTGATGAGTGATGGGCCGAAGCTGGTCGTGATCGAATCGCCCTTCGCCGGCGACCGGGAACGAAATCTGAAGTATGCGCGGGCGGCGTTGCTGGACAGCCTGAAGCGCGGCGAAGCGCCCATCGCGTCCCACTTGCTCTATCCGCAAGTCCTGGACGACGACATGCGGGCGGAGCGGATTCAGGGCATGGCGGCGGGCTTCGCGTGGAACAGGCACGCGGACCTGGTGGCGGTGTATTGCGACCTCGGGATGAGTGGCGGAATGCGGGCCGGGCTGGACATGGCCGAACGCAACGGGACGCCGGTCGAGTACCGCGACCTGAAGGGGGCCGGCCCGTGGTGACGAAGAAACCGCCGGCGCTTCGGTCAATCGTGGTCGAGCTGCCGGAAGCCGAAGTCCTGAAGCTAGTCCGGCTCGCGGGCGAGGAAGGTATGTCGGTGCGCGCGCTGGCAAGTCGAACAATGCTGGAAGCTACGAAGGGGATCAAGTGAACAAGGGCGACATTCTGGCGAAGGCGTCGGAGCTGGTCAACGGCAACCGAGACAAGGACTACGGCGACGCGAAGACGAACCACCAGCGGATCGCGGACATGTGGTCGGTCGTGCTCGGGAAGACGGTCGAGCCGCACGAGGTCGCCGCGTGCATGGTGCTCCTGAAGGTGGCGCGTCTGGTCGAGACTCCGGACCACCTGGACTCATGGGTCGACATGGCCGGCTATGCCGGGATCGGTGGCGAGATTGCGACCGGCGGCAAGGGCGACGAGCCGGACCCGGCTCCGAAGAGTGCCGGCGGATTCACGCCGGGGAACGTCGTGAACATCGTGGACCTGGACGCCGTACGGTTCGCGCACAATCGAGCGGTGAACAGCCGGGGGCGACTCTGAAGAGCATGGATGCATTCACCTTCGAGGACTGGAACGGCGACACGCTGGAACTGTCGCCTTCCCGGCATAGCGCCGGCGTGGTCGAGGTCGTGGCGTACGGGCAGGAAGACACGATCGCTGTCGACCTGCCCCACGGGGCGATCCCGAACACGATCGCCTACCTGTACGGGCAGTTGGACCGGAAGGCTCGGGCGCGAGTGGTCGAAGGGTTGCTGGAACAGAACGCGGACATGGATTCGGAGGCGGCGTGAACAGGTGTCAGTTCTGTTGGGACGTGGCGGAGGTACTGGCCGAAGCGGGCGATAGTCCGGCGGACGTCGAATACGACGTACTCCACGCTCACGCTCACCAGGGGGCGGTCGTCTATGACGGGGGGCAGCTGTGACGGCGGATCAGGTGGTGTGTTCGTGCGGACATGATGGGCAGCTACACGGCGAGCCGTGGGACCAGCCGACCAGCACGGGCCGCAGCACGTGGCGACGACACTGCCGGGGCCACGCCGGCTACAGCACAGCCACGGGTGAGACGCCGTGTAGATGCAAGGGGCTGGACACGGTGGAGCTGTGGCAGACGTGGACATGCGATCGTTGTCGGTGGCAGGTGCAAGCCGCGAACGGGGTCGAGCTGTCCGCGAGCTGGCATCTGTACCAGGCGCACGCGGTCGACGCGAACGGGCCGGAGCTTGCCACACACGGGCAGCACGGCACACGTGAACGCTTCATCCCGAAGCCGAAACGAAATCGGCGCGGAAAAGCAAAAGCGGAGGGAACGCCCACGTGAGGCAGGGGAACACGTATGTATGGGTAACGCTCTTCGGGAGTGTGAAGACCCGGTGAGTGTGGCTCCTGACGTTCGTGTGTGAACGCCGGCTGTGATCGTCCGTGACGGGCCGATCTTCGCAACCCACTACAGACGATCCAGCCGGACCCGAACGCCCACCGACAGCGACCTGGACGCCCGGACGGTGCCCCACGGGGGTAGGGGCGTTCGGATCACGAAGACCCGGAAGGACGGACCACTCCGGGCAGGTA